TAAAGGTGGCGCTACCTGTTGCTCCAATCAAGCCAGGCGTATAGGTGCGGCTGTAATCACCAAGGTTGGTTGTTTCCAGCGCATCACGCGAGATATCCACCGTCGCGTTACGCACCACGCCGGTATAGCCGTTGATGACGAAGCTGCCGTTAGCGCCGGTGTATGCCATGGCTACAGTCTAAGCTCAGCGACCAGTGCCACACGTACATTCGATCGGCCAGGCGTACCAGCACTTTCAAAGGTTGGCGGCTCTTCGCTGAAAAACCACTTCAGCCCTGCGCCGGTTGCACTGCCATCAAGCCATGTGGTCAGCGTTGATGATGCACCGGCAAACAGCGCGCTCGGTAGTGTCAGATCAGTGGTGGCGCCTTTGGCAGCGTTGTATGCCTGTGCGATCAAAGCAGCATTGCTGTCGCTGATGTTGTCAAAGCTCAGGCTGAGCTGAGCTTGCGATGGGCGGCTGCCCCATAAACGGCGAGTCGTAACGCCCGATTGAGCAGTGATGCCAGAAGTCGGCCACTTCGGCGCTGTAAAGCTGCGACTGGTTGGTTCGATGCTCGGAAACGCGACAGCCATTACTCGATCACCCAGTTGCCGGCAGTATCAAAGCCATCGGCCAGCTCCAGCACGCCAGAGGCGTTGGTTGGCATGTGGACTGCCTCAATGTTAAAGGTGCCCTCCTCATCGGGTGTAATCCGCTCAATCTGGTAAGTGCGCACTTGAGTGCTGGGCAGCTTGACGGTGAACACCACACCAGTCGGTGTCGCGGTAGTACCACCTCCGCTCACGGTGAGCGTGGTATCAACAGGCGGTGTACCTTCAGTACCGTCCCATGCGATCACGGTGTAGGTGCCATCTGCGAGCGGCTTGGTGCTCACAAGAGCACCAGATGCCGTCACCACGCCGTTGTTGAATTCGTCGTATTGCGTCTCATCCATCGCCACGCGGATGTAATCGCTCGGGCCAAACTTCGCCAATGCGCCTTCATGTGTAGTGCGGAAGCTGATCGCGTGTGTGGGGATGCGACGCATTCTGATAATGAACCTGGCCGCGTCAATCGCGTGCTCGCGGCTGGTTACGTAATCGCTTAGGTCGATTGATTCAACCGGATCAGTGGCGCTTCCGCTGGCTTCACGCACCAGCACCTCACGCTCGGTTGGGAAAATGCCAGGGTTGTCGAGATCAGTACTGGCACGCTCTTCGCGGTAACGCACCGACACCTGAATTGGCTCGCGCTCTTCGGGCTCCAGGTATTGAAGCTTGAAGCTGCCTTCGACGATGTTGCCGGCAGTGAACAGACCCTTAATTGAAACAGCAGTGAACTGCATCGCAGGCCGGAGGTAGAATTTGCCATCGCTCTCACCGAAATTAAGCAGATGAGCAGCTGCAACATCAGCAGCCCACTGACGCAGGTTGACACGATCAGCCTGCACGCCGTCGAAGAAGTATTTATGGTTGTAGCACCAGTCCGCCGCAATCTTGAATGCGTCGAGGTCGATCATGTTGTCGGTGATTAGATCACCAGCGCCGTAGGTGGCATTGGTCATCAGATCCAGCAGCACATCCGGGAAGAGGTGCGTGGCGCCAACGGTCAGGCTGTCGCGCAGCCTGCGGCAGGTTTTGCCTCCGGTCACGTAGCAACTGAACTGGCCGAACTGCTGCCATTCGACCGAGGACATGATATTTAAGCCGAGGATGGCAAGATTGTCGTAATTGGGTGTGAAATCGTTGGGAACAATCTCGTTGATGTAGACCACTTCATGCTCAGGTCCACCAGAAGCAGAAGACTGCACTTCTTCGTATATAAAAGCCTCGGCGAGCTTGCCCCAAGTGTCCAAATAGGAGTAATCATCATTGGCGTAATTGGCATCAGAGCGAGGAATTCCAATGCTTTCCTTGGCGCTTCTACGGCGACCAACGTTAATTGAAAAAACGTCCTCGGAGTGCGCGACTGATGTACCAGTGAATCGCACAGTCACGGAGCCATCGGTAACTGTCTGAGAAGTAGTCAGAGACGCATCAAGTACATACAAGGTGCCAATGCCACCATTGCGCACTTCCCATCCCGAATATGGTTCAATTTGAAATTCCCACTGCCGAATTGCTGACATATCAAGCTCGATGTAATTAAATATATTTTGTTGTGTAGCGCCACGAACTCCATAAGCGTTCCCAAGCTTTGTAAAGCCACCAGTGCTTCCCGCAGCCCTGTAGTAGATGGCAAAAAAAGAATAGCGTTCAACAGGCGCGGAAATTGTATTCGATTGATGAATATCAGTCTTGAGGGTGCTGCCTTTTTCAACAATACTTCCTTTGTAATCACCGCAGGCACGCTCATCGCACTTTTCAAAGCTCAAAGACTCTTTGAAGTTACAGATTCCATTGATGCGAATGCCAAGGCGAGAACGAATGCCGATCTGCACTGTTTTGCATGGGCGCGTCGTGGAAATACTTGCAATGGCACAGCGCAAAATATGGCCATCCACTGTTGCTGTGTTGTGCCACTCTACAGAAGGGCGCCCCTCATTCCAGGTCCAGCCATCAATTTGCGCCTGAGATGAAGTATTTGTCGTTACAGTACCAACGCGAACTGTCTTAAATGTGGCAGTGACAGCAGTGCCAAGACCGGAGCTAATGTCAGCCTCGGAAACAAAAGGGTCTGGCGAGCGATAATCGCAGACCGCTAGGCCGGATCCAATTTTGTAAAGCTCGCCTTCGATTAGGCTATCGTCCCAGGTTTTCTGACGCCCAGCAATAGTTGATGCAACGTCATCAGCCTTTTCAATGTAAGCTTTTTTAGCGTTAAACTCAAGCGCAACTGTTGCAGTTACGGTTCCACCAGCGGAAACCTTGCCAGAAGATGCTGTCATCTGACGAGTCCGCTTGAATTTGAACACAGGATCAGGGAAGCTTTGTGTCGTCGTCAGGCCACTGATTGTGCCGCCACCGCTCAAAACGGTGACATCTGTAACCTTGCCGTCATCATCTTTGACCACATCTAATGTAGGCGCCGAAATTGATCCACCATCAGCCGTAAACTGCTGCTTAACTTTAGTTTTTACAAGAACTTGCAGCGGATAGCGAACCACAACATCGTCCTCTGGATCGTCCGCAGACAAATTGTTTTTCCATTTCAAAAGGAATCTGACCGCTTTTAGCGTTTGCAGGTACTCATTAAGCTCTTCGTCGTCGTTATCGCTATCTTTTAATGTTTTTCCATCAACAGTACCAGTGTTAAAAGTCAAATAAGCCGTAAGAACACCTTTGCCCTTTGTGTCAACGGTTAGACCTGTAATTGTTGCCGTAATACGCGCTTTTAGGTTATCGACAAAAGTGGCATTATCATCATCCGTGTCGTCGTGATAATGCGCAAAGCCTTTGTTGATTAACTTAACAAACGTACCGGCACCTTGCTTTGCCGATACAGTTTCCACCGAAAATACCCAGTCACCTGGGGTTTGCAGGCTCTTTACGTCGCGACTATAAATAGTATCCTTGTCACTTGTTGGATACAACGTATAGCTTGTTGTGCCGCCCAATGTTCCGAGTCCGCTGCTTGTTATTGCCGCACGAGACGAAAAAATAGTTTGGTACTTCTTTTTTTGCACCCAAGCTACGTCATCAATTGTGCATTTGACTTCGGCGTCACCATCATCGCCATAAGGGACTAACTGAGCTTGAACGATTGGCTTAATAACCGGATTGATACGGTAGCCAAAATCATTGCCAATTAACCCATAGACACCAAAAGTAGTCTGATTGCTAGGGCGAGAAGCTGCGCTAAAACTTGCTGCGCCATTTACCAAAAAAATGTCGCTGCTGTTTGCATTACCTTTGTCAGCGCTTGGATCTCGCCCAAAAATGTGATGTGTAGAGTTAATGCGAGTCGTCAGCCCATCGGCTGCGTCATAGCGCCCATAGACAGCCATTCGACTGCCAGTAGAACTTGCGCTTCCATAGTCGTAGGAAGCCAGAGTATTGCCACCAGACGCAAAACTATTAACATCAATAGAGGCAATAGGCCCTTCGCCGATCAAGAAAATTGCACGCAGTAGCTGCGAGCCGCCAAGGCTATAAATTTGAGACCACAACAAATCAGTATTTACTCTTACGCCGCCATAAGTTTGATCACCAATAGCTTCACGCAGTGTGTAAACAATAGGAACAACGGCGCCTAGCGTCGTTATTTCCTGCGCTGAGTCGAACCCATAGCGTGGAGCAAAACGTTCGTTTTCTGTTCTCGCTCTTCCGCCGACATTGCGAGCCTTTAGGCTTGCTGGGCGAGCGTCAGAGGTAGAAGGCTTTAAGAAGCTTGCGGCAATCTGAAGACCAGTTCCAATTACCGTTATGATTAACGAAGCAAGCGCTAATTGACTCGCCGGGTCCAGTCCAGCAACAACCGCCGGCTCTGGCTGCTCTTTAGCACGACGCTGCACTTCCGCCTGGAAGTACATGAACTGCTCATCCGTCAGCCCAAGCAATTGCGCAAGGTAGCGATCAGAAGGCAGCATCAGCAGAACCTATAAAAACGAAGACGAGGCATGTAATCAAGCGGCACCCATCGAACGCCACGTTTGTGATGAACGATCAGTAAGCCGTCATCTACAACAATACCGACTCCAAGGCCGTTAGGGCCATTACGGATCAAGGTGACAGCGTGCGACTCTGCAGCTTCCAGCTCGATTGTGCCATCACGCCAAAGCGCTTCTAGTTCACTCCAACGCTTCTGCCGCGCCATCTCCAGCCAGTAAGCATTGAAGTCTGGATGCGAAACGCCTGCATCATCAAGCACACGCCAGACCATAAGCAAGCAATCGCAGGCGACGCCATCTTCTGGATCTGCGCCAAATTCATGCGGCAAGCCAATCCAGCGCTTCCAGTCCATCAACTAACCACCAAGCTGCCTGTATTTGGCAGGGCGCCTACCAACTTTGTAGATAAACGACGCCTGGGGATATTGCTACTGGCGGCATTAAGAGGGCTAGACAGCTTAAGCACAATCCGTTCGGTGTCCATTTCGTATTGCGCCACTCGCCACAGCTCATTGCGCACAAGAGTGTCATCGACAAAAGTATCTGGATCAAGGCTTACGGTTTTAATTTCTAGCAAATAGCGATTTTCGACGGCTTCAGCAAACAGGTTGACGCTAATTGGATCCAAACCTGCGGCAAGAGCAGAATCACTGCGATCACCACCTTTACTGCCAGCGCCCAGTGTGTACGCAAACGGTGCAAAGGCGTAGGTCACACCGCCGTAATTGCGCGATTCGTTAATCGAGAAATTCTGATAAGCGTAGGCAGTTGCAGCGCCTGCGCTAGTAAGGAAACGCGAATAGTTGACGAAAGCAAAAGTGCTCATCAGATCCCAGCCTTTTTGCGTGTTTTAACGCTGTTCTGCAATGCAGCAAGTGTAAGCGCTCGACCGCGCTCTGCAGCCTGTGCCATACCTTTTTGATGCTGCTCAGCGGTGACGTACTCGACGCCATTGATTACTTGAGATTCAAAGCGGACATCAAGCGGCTTTGGATTGTTGATAGCAGCAACAGTTTCGCGTTCGCTGCGTTCGGTCATCAAGCGTTCTGTAGTTTTTGTGAACGGAATAGAAGCGGATTGCAGTTCAGAGAAGGCGGCACTCGCCTCAGGCGACATTTCGCCACCTTGTTTCTGGAAAGGAAGATCAAGAGCGCTAACGCCTAGCTTCCCATCCGCGCCACGCTTAAGCGGCATAATTGCCTCAGGGCCAGCCTCGCCCATAAGGCCGTTTTGCATGGTGCCGCCCTTTGCATACTTGAAGAATGTGGGGCGGGTTACGATGCCGCCGGTTGCGAAGGGTTGGATGCCGTTTTGGGCGTAAACGTTGCCGTTGGCGTTGGGCTTGGTATATTTCATCCAATCTGCACCCCCAACACCTTTCAGTGGATCTTCGCCGCCCCCACCGCCACCGCCGGAAGCTAGACCAGCAAACATTTTCGCAATACCAATCGCAATATAAGTAGCAATCATCTTGGCGCCTTCTTGCACAAGAATTTGACCAACATCTTTTAGGAAATCAGCAAATACTTCTTTTGCCGTCGTGGTCCCTTCAATCAGTCCAGTAATGCCATTCGCAATCGAATTACCAACTGCATTACCTATGTTTTGAGAAACGCGAACAGCAAGAGCTTCGAGGTCTTTTAGTTCAGCCTCAGCCTGCTCAATAAACTGCTGAAGCTTGCCCTTCTCTTCTGGTTGTGCTGCAGTGGCAAGGTCCTTTAACTTGGCTTCCCGCCCTCCAAGGCCTTCAATTTTTCCACGGAAAAGATCAATTCCAGCCTCGGCTTCCGCAACACCTGGACCGCCAAGTTCAATAATTGCTTGACGATACGCAATCTCTTCCTCGTAGCGTTCCCTTTGTTTCTCGATAATTTTTTCAATCTCAATATATTGCTGAGCTAACGCTTCGGTCATGCCGGTGCCAGTCAGCTCTTCAAGCCGACCTGCGGCGAAAATTTGATTTTCATATGATTTTTCCAAATCATTTACAGTTGCGGCAATGTCTTTATCTGCTTGCCTTGCAGCCATCGCAAGTTTTTGAGCGATATCAAGACGCGCGCTCTCAATGTCTTCCATGACAAGCAGACGCTTAACCTGTTTTTCTTTCTCTGGAATGTTTTCAAACTGAATCGCTTGATATTGACCAGCAAGCTGCGCGATTTGTTTTTCGCCTTCAAGACGAATTTGTAGCAGTTGATTTTCCATCAATTGAGCGCCATTGATGCGCTCATCGATTTCGGCAATTTGACGCCTCACGGCAAGCTGCGCCATCAGTTGAGGCAGCTGGCTTTCGCGTTCTTTCTTTGCCTTGCCTGCTCCAGCTTTGTCGCTATCGAAACGTGGCAATTCTGATGGCTTTTCCTCGCTTGGAGCGGCCGCAAACCCAGGACCAAAATAACGAGAGTCAGGGGTAACGCCAACTTCTTGATAAAGAAGGCGAATTCTATAGTCTCCCCTTGCTTGATCTAGAGCGCTACGAAGACCATCAACTTTTGCCTGAGCAAAAGCCGCTTCTTTGCTAAGTGTCCCAAACTGCATAGCAGTTTGCTGTAGTTTTTCTTCTGCTTGAACAAGCTCAGACTGCAATTTAAGGATTTCATTTTTTACTTCAGAAATTGGCGCTTCATATATTTTGTTATTGAAATCTTGCTGCGCATTTGATGCATTGTAAATCGCAACCGCAGCAGCGGCTGCGCCAGCAGCCAAAGCGATCCACGGCACCGCTGCACTGGCAGCAGCAAAACCAGTCATTGCCGCTGTAGCGCCCACAAAGGCAGCCTTTACTTTAACCAATGCACCAACAATTCCCCCTGCGTTTGCCACGAAAGAAGCCACGTTGACCGCCGCAAGAGTTGCGCCAAATGCCGCAACAGCAACCGCAAGGTCATCAAAGTTTTTGGCCAATTGAACCGCAAGATTGCCAATTTTTGGTAAAACGTTTACCAAAATAGGAGTAATATTTTCAATAAATGGAATAAATGCCTCTTGGAATTGGGCGCCAATTGGTTGCAATGCGCTACCGACGGCAATTCGCATATCGTTATATGCAACAGTTAGTCGTGCGCCAGCATCTTGACTGGATCTCGCCATTTTATCGGCCACCCCAGCGTTCTCGTTTCCAAGATAAACAATAAACTTCATCATTTCATTCAGGCCAACACGACCTTGTTCAAGCAGCTTTTGCAGCTCAGGCAATGTCATGTCGTTTGCCTTGGCAAACTTGGTGACAGCGCCAGGCAAGCGCTCACCAAGCTGACCGCTCAATTCTTCAGCGCTTACCTTGCCCTTCGAGAACACCTGCACCATTGCGGTGATGGCACCATCAACGTCTTGCGCCGAGCCGCCGGTTGCTTTGATTGCTGAACTGACATTTCTAAATACCAGCTCAGCATCACTGACCTGACCGCCTGCGCCCTTAACGGCAGCAGTCAATTTGGTCATGCCCTGAATAGCTACATCCTGCGGCACATTTAGATTTCGAGTCGCAGACTCCGCTGCAGCAACAGCACGATTAAATTCTTCTTGGGTGCCCGCTGCACCTTTTAAGGCAATCTGCATCTTCTGGATTTGCGCTGCATAATCCGCAAATCCACCAAGCTGCTGGCGAAGCATCCCAACCTGAGCACCAGCAGCAGCCCCAGCGAATGCGCCGCCCACGCCGCCAAAAATACCACCAAGGGCACCACCGAAAAAGCCTTCAGGGCCGCCGAAAATACCACCGCTAATTGCAGCACCAGCAGCTTGGGCAACCTGCATCCCGCTCATCCGTCTGCGTTGCTGTGTCGATTGAAGCTTTCCTAAACGCGCGTCAAGCCCTTCAATCTGCTTGCTTGCGTTTGCAAATTGCTTGGAAGCTGGATCAACAGCACTTCTTAATGCATTCCATGCAGCACGCTGCTGTTCAAGCGACGAAATACTGTTGTTTGAAGCAAGAAGCACATTCCGAAGATTGACCAGCAAATCCCTGTATGACTTGCTTGCGCGAGAAGCGGCTTCGGCAGATTGACCTACCGCTGCAGCCGCACCGGTGGCGGGAGTTGGTGGGTTGTAGTAACCAGCACGTTCTCCGATCGTGCGGGCCATCCTTCGGCCAGGAACGTCAAATGTCATTTCAACCTGGCCGGTCAATCTGCGGGCACCACCGCTAATCGCCGCCCCAGTGCCGGCAGCCGTTGTCTGACCAGCCGCAGGCAACGCCAATGGAGTACCGGCTACGCCAGCCCGTACACGCTGACCAAGATCAGCAAGTGCTTGCTCCTGCGCGCGTACTGCCGCACGATTGAAGTAATTTGCTCGGATTGCTGCATTGGCCGCATTTTCTTGTGCAGTCGCAGCCTGGGTTGCCATCGTGCTGACATGCCGATAGCTATCGCCCAGCTTGCGAATCTGATCAGATAGCTGAACAGTCTCGCTGCTCAGGCTCGCAAATTCAACCTTGCCTTCACTGGTTGAAGTATCAACTTCTTGCAGTCGTGCTTTCAAGAAAGACAATCGCTGCGACAGATCAACTGCCGCTTCAGACGTGCCTCGAACACGTTGTCGATATTCTTCAAGTACAACTGCCTGTCGACCTGCTTCTCCCCGTCCGACTGCCTCTAATCCAGCAATTTGCGACGCCATTGAACGACTCAACGGCGATCCAGCAGGTGCAGCCGCAAACCGTTGACGAGCCGCGCCAAGCAACTCGTTGATTTTCGTCATCGACAATGCTTGGATCTGATCACGCAGTTTGGTAAGAGAACGGATTAAATCTTGAACTTCATCGTCGATACCAGTAAATGATTTCTCAAGCTCAATTCGGGTTTCTTCGGCAGCATTCCGCAATCTGTCATAAATAATTGCAATACCAGCACTGGCCGCAATTGCACCGGCACTTGCAGTCGGTCCAAATGCAGTAAATGCATTTGTTACTGCATCCATTGCCTGGTCAAGTCCAGCAACTTTTGCCTGCAATGCAGCAACATTGCTTGCGGCCTCATTTAGCCTTGCAATTGCCTCTGGGCTGACAAGTGCTTGCAGCTTTTCTCCCGCAAATGGAATTGCACCAAGGCCCGATTTCAACCCTCCAAGCGATGCGCCAGCTCCTTGAATCAAGCCAGACAACCCGCCAAGGGCACCAGCTCCACCGCCAGCAATGGCGCCGCCAACGCCAATCGCAGTAATGCCTTCTATGGTTCGAGCAACCTGACCAAACGCAGTTTTGCTTTGCTCGCCAAGACGCTTAAACAAGCTGATGCTTTGCTGCACGCCAGATTGCAATCCACTAATTGCACCCCTAGTTGCATTTACAGCATTTTTACCAAAGTCAGCAATTTCCTCCTGGCGCAGTTGACGCATTTTGAACGTCAACGATTCGATATCAGACTCAATATCGTTAAACGCTTGAGAGCTTGCGCGTGTTTGCGCCTGCAATTTTTTGAGTTGATTGATATATTTTCCGACTTCAGCCGAGCTGTTCTTTGTTGAGTTTGCGGACTTGATCAGCGAGTCTCGCTGTCTGATCAGTCCCTCGGAAGCGCCCTTCAGCTCTTGCTCAAGACGCTTAATCTCGCCGTCGAGCTTTTTGTACGTTGAACCCGTAATGTCAGCCTGGCTCTTCAGCTTGCGAAAAGCTTCAACTTGGCCCTTGATTATTGCCTCGCTGTTATTTGCAGTAACAACATATTCTTTGATACCATTAACCGCTTTATTGATCGCATCATCAGTAATATCAATTGTACTGGCTAATCCTTTGAACGCGCTTTTTAACCGCGTCAGCTCCTCAAGCCCCTCAAGCTTTACATTGAGTTTTATGGGAGGAACCTGGTTAGCCATCCTTGTCCTTGGCCAATTCGCTCAACGCTGCAGCCTCCATTATCTGAAGACCTTCCAGCATCTCGCGGCGATTCTCCACATTGTAAAGGTCAAACATCCCGCCAGCACACAGCATCACCTCATATCGCAACCCGAGGTAGCCAGCCATCGTCGTGTTCCACTGCGTCTGCATACGCAGGAACATCATTACGACATCCCAGTTTTCATCCCACACCTCAAAATCAACCGCTTCATCACGCGGCTGCTCAGGGAGGACAATGCCAAATGCAGCAGCGTCCTCCCCAGTTTTGTCTTCTACACGTTTGCCCCCGCCCGCCCAATAGACGGCAGCCTCCTTCAGTTTCCCTGGCGCGCGCCCTCGAAGGTTTCAGTGTAAGCCTTCA